CCCCAGGCCGCTTCTGCTTAATCATTTCAGCTTGCACCGCTGCGGCAACCACCCTGGCCAACTGATTGCCCTTGCCGCCGTCGCCCTGCACGCTGCTGCCCTTGGCGTCCACGTTCACGGTGACGTTAGTGGTGCCACTGCCGCCGCCAGCAACGCCAAGCTTGCCATCAGCACCACGCTTCAGCGGGATGATCGCCTCAGGACCAGCTTCGCCCATTAACCCCACACCCTTGGCAAACGGGAACAACGTGGGCCGATCCACGATGCCGCCCATCGCGTAAGGCACGATGCCGTTGGCCGCAAACACGTTGCCGTTGGCGTTGGCGTATTTGAAAAAGTCTGTGGAGTTAAGCCCAGACAATCCGCCACCGCCGCCACCGCCGCCAAAACTAAAGATTGACTTGAATGCGTTGATGGATTGGTCAATCACCAAGATTTTGATCAATTGCTTTGCAATGTCTTTAAGAACCGTTGCCGCAATTTGACGCAAGCTGTTGCCCCAGTTTTGAGTCCCCTCAATCAAAGCATCAAACGCACTGGTCAAACCATTGCCAAGGCTATTGGCGATAGAATCGGTAATTTGCTGCATTTGCCGCAGGTGATCCACTTGATTGGCCAATGCTTCGGCTTGCGAGCGAAGTGTTGGGTCAAGTTGATTCCAATTTTCAAAGTATTTTTCTTTGAGCTTTTCAAGCTCAGTCAATTCACGGCCGTTGTACTTAAATGCCCTTGCCTGCTCCTTGAGGGCTTCGATGTCTTGGCCCAATGTGTTTCTAGTAGCATCGGCCACAGGGTTCATGCCGGCAATTCGTTTTGCCAAAGCAGCCGCTTTGCTTCGATCAGCTTTGGTTTCGGCGGCAGTGCTGCTTCCTTGCTTGCCAAGCTTATTGAGCAAATCTTGCAATTCTTTTTTGGCGTCAATAATTATTTGTTTTTGCCTATTAAGCTCCTGCGTAAATGGGCTTTCCGCCTTGGATGGCTTGTCAAATAATTTGCTTTCAAGCGCATCTATTTCCTTGCCAATATTGGCAATGTTTTCCAGTGTCTCCTTGCGTTCTTCAGCAATGCGTTTTCTTTCCTTAGTATAAGCTTGCTCAATATTGATTATTGCTTCTTGGCGGTTGCGCTCATTTGTTTCTTTGAGGTTTGCGGCTTCGATTTGTGCGCGAGTTAAATCTTTGAGGAGTTTTTCTTCAAGGTTGAGCTGGCTAAGTTTGTCGGCGCCAATTTTGCCGGATTCAATTTGAATGCGGATCCGCTCTTGCAGAAGTTGATTAAGTTCAGTTGCGTCCTTGAGCGCCTGCTTTTCGTCTATTCCCGTATCAGGTGGCAATGCGTTGGCTTTGCCGCCAAATTTGCCGCCAATATCTTCAATCTTTAAGCCCTTGAGCGCGTCACCAACGCTGTTCATTACATTCTTGGTGATCTCATCAACAATCTTGCTCAAGCCAACGGCTAAGCCAATACCGGCTGCACCACCAAAAATTGCGCCAAGAACTTTACCTTTGGTGGCACCAGTAGTGATGCCAGCCAAAATGGCTTGGAATGCTGCCCGAGCGGATTCAATTGCAAGCGCAGCTTTTTCAAGCGTCAGCAGTTCTTTGGTAAAAGCAATGATCCCGCGTAGGGCTTGAGAAAAAGTATTCAAATTGCTGACTACAAACACGCCAGCTTGAACGCCGCCAAGGACGATCATTGCCTTGATCAAACCAGCAATCGCTTGCTGAATGCCAGCAATGCCGCCGATCATTTTGCGCATTTTGTCAAACGTATTGTCGATTGATTGCTGCCATGCCGTTTGACCTTGCAGCACCACGCTGAAAGCGTTAAACGCTTTGGTGCCCAGATCTTGAAACAACACCACAATCGGCTGCAAGGCTTGGCCAGCAGCAAGCTTCATGTTGTCAAACGCAAGCTTGAAGCGAATGCTGGATGCAAACGGTGAATCACCGATTGCTTTGGCACTCTCGCCATAACGCTTGAACAATTCCTCTGAGAACGTGGTGAAGTCCTTTAATGAGACCTTACCGTCTTGCAATGCTTTGTCTAATTGTTGAGGTGTTTTGCCAATGGATTGCGCAAAGATTGTGAATGCACCAGGCAAACGCTCACCAATTTGGCCTCGCAGTTCTTCTGCGCTTACCTTCCCTTTGGAGAACACCTGCGAAGCGGCAAGGAAGGCGCCGTTCAAATCCTCAGTGCTGCCGCCAGTTGCAACAATGGCAGCGCTTAGCCCTTGGAAGACTTTCTGGGTTTCGCTGACACCCATGCCAGCGCCGCGCACTGAGGCTTGCAGACGCGTGTAATTTTTTGTCGTATCACCAATGCTGGAAAGGAATTGACCTGATGACGTTTGAATAAATTTCAGGCTGTCGTTAAATTCTTTCTGATCAGTGCTGACGCCCTTAAGGGCAATGCGCAGTCGAGCAATCTCAGAGGCGTAATCAGCCGCCTCGGTCAGCTGTTGGCGCAAGATGCCCACGCTGGCACCGATAGCACCACCAGTGAGCGCACCAGGCACGCCACCCTTAATTGCGCCGATGCCGGCGCCAATGGCGCCTTCGGGGCCGCCAAAGATAGCCGCAGAGGCGATGGCACCAGTGACCTGTCCAGCCGTCTTAAGGCGCTGCGCAGCACGCTCCTTGCGGCCAACTTGAATGCCAAGCTGTGCGTCAAATTCAGCCAGCTCTTTTTTGAAAGCTTCATCTTGAAGCTTTAATTCAGCACGCCATTTACGTTCATCAGCTTCAAGCTCAAGTGCATTGTATTTTTCATTGATTTGCAAACGCTGAATGCGATTGTTGCTTGCAAGTTCAATAATGCGTTGATTGGCGCTATTGAGAGCGTCAACAGCAGCCTCCGTGCCTTTGTAATCAAAAGCTTCTGGCCCTATTGGCTTGGCATACGCTTGCGATGCTCGGATCTTGTAACTTTCACCAAAAATTTGAGTGGTGCCATAAACTTTTGGCTGCCCCGTTAACGGGTCAATGTTGGGATCCCGCAGCGCCTTGCTGGTGGCTTGCGCTTGCGCTGCTGTTAGGCGTCCGTAGGCGCTTGCAGCAGCATCAAGACGGCCCTCAAGCGCACCAATATCCTTTGCGAGCTGACGGGTGCCCGCACCAGTTAAGGTGCTCTGTTCTTGCAGATCCTTGAGAACGTTAATTGCAGTTTTGACATCACGCGCTGACGCCGTGGAGCTGCTGCCAAGAGTTACAGCAGCTTCGCGCAGCTTGCTGATTTCAAAGGCTGCTGGCGTTGTTGCAGACTGCAACGCCAAGACGCTTTTTTTAAGCCCATCCACGGAATCCATTCCGCGGACAAGGGCCTCAATTGTTACCTTTGTATGTTGTTCAGCCATTGCTGCTCCGCTCGTTCAGAACTAGCAAGGCCGCAGCTTCCATGACCTGGATGCCCTCAAGCATGGAGCGAGTGTCCTCAACTGAGTATAGTCCGCACAACCATTGCAAGGCTTCGTACTTCAGGCCTACGTAGCCACCCATGGTTACGTTCCATTGGGTTTGCACACGCAGAAACATCATCACGATGTCCCAGTTGTCGTCCCACACTTCAAAATGATCCGGCTGGCCCTCATCGAGAACCGCCGGATCCATGCCAAAGACCGCTGCATCATCACCGGACTCGTCGCGTTCACCGCCCTTCGCCCAGCGCTTTGCAGCTTCCTCTAGTTTTTTGCTTGCGCCCCCTCTAGTGATTCGAGGTACGCCTTGATGATCCCGCGACAGAAGTACGGGTCTTCAAACAGCTCACGTCGATTTGCCGCCGTAAAAGGAATGGCCTTGTCATCCTCATCGAGGATGCCATCCCATCCCTCTAACACAGCCTCTAGCAACTGGGTGTCGCCCTGATCTGCCAATTTGGAGAATTCAGAGCGGCCCAGCCGCTTGAAGGTCGCATCAAACGATTGCTTTTCAAACCGGCCGCCATCCGAGGGGACCTCGACGACAACCGGCCACTTGTAGCTTGCGACCTTCTTGCGGATAAATGCCATGCAATGCTCCTATTAGGTGTAGGCCAGGCTGAACTCATCGTTGCCCGCCGTGGTCGGTGTGGCCACATAGGGAACGCTGAGCATCATCACGGAATCCTGGTCTTGGTAGGTCGGGTTGAGAACATCAACCTGTGACGCTGTGAAGGTTACCTTGTTTCCAGCCGTTGTGCCGTGCAGGAAGGTAAGGTTGCCGGTT